ATTTGGATTGTTTCTTGAAACTGCTTGTTTAAGTGATGTAATATCATCAATATCAATATTTTCAAGACCTGTCAAATTATTATTCTGATCAACTCTTGCTAAATTATTTCGTAATAAAAATGTTCTTGTATTTGGTTCATTAAACATTTTTATTAAATCATTTTTTCTAGTTTGTTCTGCAGTTGCCTTTGCATAATCTGCTGCTTTAAGATTATATTTTGCGGCAATTCTAGAATGAACTTCCGTGTCTATTCCTGCTATTTTACTAATAAAATGTTCTTGTTGTTTTTCCCCAAATGCATTAAAAGCATTTTTCATTTGTTGAACAACTCTACCAGAAAGACCAGCAGGTTTTGCTGGTGGATTTGCTGTGCCATAACTTTTTAATCTTTTGCTTGTTGTTGCACCACGAATTCCAGCAGCAGCAGCACCAGCAGCACCAATTGCTGCCAATGTTCCAAATACCTCTTTAAGAATAATTCTTGTTTGTTGTCTTTCTGTCATGAAATTCTCCTTAAAAAATCAGAAAATAATTTAATTGCATTTTCTTCTAATTTTCTTTTAGATGTATTTTTTAATTGCTTTTGGTATTTTGCTATTTCCTTTTCAACTAAAAATCCATTGTCCCAGATCCATTCTTTACCTTCAAGTATTCCATTAACGAATGCGTTGGGTGCGGAAGGATCTGCGACAATATCAATTGCTGCCAAGGTGAAGTCGTCTTGTACTATATTTACCCCGCCTTGAGACTTAAGAGATCCCATACCTCTAGAAGAAACACCAAGTTGTGCTCCTTCATCGATTAAACTCTTTACAATTTTTCCCATTGGGGTATCAATTATTTTTGCTTTTCCATGAATTTGATTTCCGCTTTCTGAAAGATCAACAATCATATGGGATACACGATCTAGATTTACAGTTGGTCCAGCAGGATGGTTTAATTCGCCTAATGCTCTATTTTTCTTTACATATTCACTGATGTATCGTTTACATTCTTTTTTAAGAATGCCTTCATTGTACATTCTTTTATTTCTGTTAACGACTCCTGCCTCCATCATAACACCTTTAATGAAGTAGTTTTTTGATCCTGCTTCATTTGATTCAACTATAGTTTGAATTTCTTCGATGGTTTCAGTTATCAGTTTCATTTTTATTTACCTTTATTTGATCTTAATTTTTTAAAATCTGCACCTGTCAATTTGCCTTTGGGTTCTGCTACATCAAGTTTTTCTTGATTTCCCTTTAAATTTTCTTCATCTAAATCTTCTTCATTTAAAAATGCAAGGTAATCATTACCCAAACTGATAATTTCTTCTTCCGTTAGTTCTTCACCTGTTTCATTTTCTATTTCTTGTACAATTTCATGTATTTGATCAACAAAATCTTCAAAATCATCATCGTATAATTCATCGTTCATGTCTACAACATGCTCGACATCATCTTTTATATTTTTCTTTTCTTTTTTATCTTCTTCCTCTTCTCTGTCCATTGCCATTTTTCTAGTGACATTTTTCTTTCGTTCACCTTTTTCATAACTTTCATCTTTTTCAGATATGGCAATCATGCTAGGTGCAATTGATTCAATTTTTGATTCTAGTAATGCACCTACTCTTTTGATTAATTCTTGATTGATTTGTGTTTTTGCTTCAACCAAATTATCTTTCATTATATTATTGATAATATTTTTAGTATTAGACATTTTTATTCTCCTAACTATTATTTATATTATTTTTGTTCTGGTTCCAAACCCATTTGCTGCATTTGCATTTGTTGCATTAATTGTGCTTGTCTTTCTTCTTGCATTTCTTTGTCCATTTGTGCAATTTCTTCATCGGTTTGCTTCAGAATATTTTTACGAATATAATTATTGGAGAATAATGTTCCACTGTATGTTGCTAATACAGTTAACATTTCTACTTTTTCTCGCAAAATTTCATTTTCTTTTAATTCTGTAAAATATGAATCTTTTGAGAAATCAAATCTTATATCATGATATATTTCATTCCAGTCATCCAGCGTCATTATTCCTTTAAGCAAACACTGTTTTTTGAGAATATCCATGAATAAAAATGAAAATTTATTTCTTAATCTTTCTATAAATTTATAGAATTTAACTTCATCTCTTGTTATTTCGCTACTTCTGCCTAAATTAAATCCAGTTTGGACTTCCATTCGTGTCAATGGAACATTCAATGATCTATATAATTTTCTTAAGAGATATTCGACATCTTCCATTTCACCTAGATTTTGACCTCCAGGTAGAGTAGAAATTTCAGTTCCTCTTCCACCTTCTCTTCTAGGCAACCAGAAATCTTCTAACATAGACATATGATTTCTTGTGTCTTTTATTTCTCCAGTATTAGAATCATAAACTAATTTATTTCTATATCTGGTCATCAAATCTTTTAAATATTGCTCTGCTTTTTGTTTTGGCAGATTACCGACATCAACATAAAATATTCTTCGTTCTGGTGCGCGAGAGATACGATAAATTACAACCGCATCTTCAATCTGACGAAGCATGTTGAGTGGACGAATTGCCTTATGTAGATATCCAACAACTTTTTTAGTTGTTTGATCCATGTATCCAGAATTACAATATGTGATTGAATCCTGACTTATTTTTATACCTGCAGCAGTTGTTGCTGTTAGTGAATTATTTTCTAATTCTGTATAGATGTAATGTTCATCTACTTTTTTAATTACTGGAACTTGCATTCCATTAATATTTTTAATTTGTTTTTCGACTTTTCTTACTTTTCTTATTTTTGTTGGATCGACTGCTCTTAATTCAATTATTCCTTTTTCTGGACTATCCATGTCGATTATTAATTGATAATATAATTTACTTTCAATATACCATCTTCTGAATATTTCATAACCTTTATTTTTAAAATCTAACATTTTTAAAATATTAGAAAATTCGGATTGAATCTTATATTTTATATTATCTGATAAACCAACAGAATCCAGATTTAATTTGATCGCATCACCTTTTGAATCAAAAACAATTGATTCTGTTACAATATCTTCAATAGCAATGTCTACTTCTGGATATAATGACATCGAACGATATTGATTTATCAATGAATTTTCATCGACAAATGATCCACCAAAATCATAAACGGAACTCATAAATCCTCCTGTTTCGAGGACATTAGTTCCGTCATAATTTTCTGGTGCTATAAAGGATAAAGTAGAGGGAGAGCCTCCTGAAAGGCCCTCCCCTACATCCATATCCATTGCATCTTTTTTAAATGCAAATCCAAACAAATCTTTTAATCCCATAAAAAATCACTTTCTTAAAATTATTCCAAAAATTATTATTGAAGTTCGCCAAGTGGTTCCCAGTAATCGAATGCAAGAGTTACAGGGAATACTGCAAAACTATCTGTCAAGTCGTAATCCATTTGGAGTGTACCAACATTGATTGGGAAGCAGTTTCGTAGTTTAATTCCTCTTGTAAATCCTTGTGGATTATTACTAGTTTTACCTGTTTCAATGTCGTTGTACCATACTGACCAAGAAGCAGTAACACTGTAATTGATATCGTGTCTTTCTCTGCTATCCATTGCTTCCATCCAGATTTCAAACAATCTGCGAAGATCGCTTTGTTGTTTGTTTGATTCATAAATTTGAATGGACCAATCAACATAAGTTCTTTCGCCAGAATATTTGATTGCTCTACCCATCCAAGGAACAGTAATGACTCCGATGGATGCTTCTGGGATATCTGCTGCTTTAATGTAAATTGATGTTTCTTTTAGATCTTTTACAGCATCCTTGAGAATAGGAACCTCTGGCCAGTCTGGTTGAACGATGAATCGGTTTTGACGAACACCGCGAAAATTATTTCTAAAAGTGGTGATTGTATTTGGTTGAATTTGTGGCATGTTTTACCTCTTAATTTATTTATTCTGTCTTAATTTAATCCTGGTATACTATTATTACTTCCTACTGGTTTTGGTTTTGACTCACCAGTTATATAACCCCTTCATGATGATAGATCTGTTTCTAGATCAACATTTGTTAGAGTAATTGTGATGAAGTTAATAGATGTGAGTGGTTTAATCAATACTTCTGCAACAAATCCATTTGCTTCTATTACAGTAATTGGATTATTTGATTCATCGCATATGACCTTGAAATCAGAAAGACCATTTTGTGCTTTGATTGTTGTTAGAATCTCTGTAGCAGTTGTAGTAAATGCTGCTCTGGTTGCAACATCATTAGTATTGAATAGAGTTCTTCTTGCAACTGATCCAAGTTGTTTCTTGAGATTAATAAACAATCTTGCAACATTCATTCTTGAAAGAGTTGATGTTACTGGATATGTTGTCTTATCACCGAAGAGATAAGTTCCTTCTCCTGGGAATGTGACTACTGGATTAATTCCACCATCATACAGTGCATCTTGCAATGCTGCAGTCAAATTATGCTTGAGTCTAGTTGTTCCGAGAATTCTACCACGATTTGTTCCTGCTGGAGAATACCATGGATAGAAATCTCTATCTGTTCTTGCAAAGCAACCAGCAACATCAGGAGCAAGAATTGTTGTTATTAGTGT